GACCCTCGGCGTAGTCGATTTCGTAGCCGTAATCGATTCGCTTGGTCTGCACGGTGAAGATGGCGGCCGCAGTGTGGTGCCATTTAACGCCGGCGCCGTTGCAGTGATAACGAAGGCGTTCGACGAAGTCGGTCCAGGTCGAAGCATCAAGCGCGGCGCCGGTCGCCAATGTCGGCAGCGGCTCGGCCTTTTGTTTTTCTGTGGGCATGGGGCGTCCTATGCCGGGGCATGCCCGGGCGGTGGAGGGTGGTGAGGGATCAGCTACAGTTCAGCGACCACAACAAGGAGTAACGCTATGGGCTGTCCGATTTGCGGTAACGCTGAAGCAATTAAGCATCCAACCTTTGCAGGAGGATTGCGTTTCGATTGCCCACCGTGTGGTGGCTACTTCTGCATTTCTTCAACGCTTGAAACGCTGGCCGAAGGTAAAGAGTTCGACATAGGCCGAACCCGAGCTGTGCTCGAAGCAAAGCGGGAAAAGAAGCAGCAAGAACCACTTGATCCTAACCGGCCTCAGGATCTGGAACCGACTCTTACCTCTGACGACCGAGAGCTGCTTATTCATCCGGATTGAGTTGACGAAGGATGCGCCGGCCGATCCAGCGAACGACGGTGACGGCCTTGCTGTTGCCGATCGCCTTATAGCGGGGGCCGTCCGGACATTCACTGGCGGGCTTTCCACGCCACGGGATCATGGTGTAGTCGTCGAGCATGCCCTGGAGGCGTTCGCACTCGCGCGGGATTAGTCGGCGAACACCAGATCGGTCTGGCGTCATCGGTTGGCCGCGCCCCGTGCCGTCCTCGCTGCCGTCGAAGCCGTCGGCCTTCAACGTGTGAGTGATATCGCCAGTGATGCACACTGCGACCTGGCCGCCGGCGTTTGCATGGCTTCTGGAGTGGTTCATTGCGCGCAGCGTAGGCGCGATATCGCCGGCGTCTGCACCGTGATCTTTGCAGGAGAAGGCGAGAACGGCGTTTTCCTGCCCATTGTTCCGGCCAAGGGCGAAGGCTGTTGAATCGCTCACGCCGGGGTCTTGCGTGCCATGCACTACCAGCAAACCAGACTCGGCATCTTGCTGTGTGGCGCTGCCGGCCGCCTTGCCGTTGGCATTGAGTGTGCCGGCCACGATGAACGCCTCGGAGTCTGCGCGGTGGCTGCTTTGCGCTTGAGCTCGAAGCGCTGGCGCGGTGATCGGGATATCGTCAAGAGAGTAGCCTCCGGACTTGCGCCCACCACCGGCCAGCGTAGGCGCGACAAAGAATGTCTCGCTTTCAAAGTCCTGCCGGCCGCCGTGATGGGTGAGGGTGCCTGATCGATCAATTGCTCCGGCCGAGTTACCAGCGCCGAACGCAGGAATCCCACCGAACATTGATACCGCTGGGCCCTCATCGCCTTCGCAGTTCACGCAGCCGTATTGGCCGAGTTCTTCAGGGAAGACGTTTCCACATCCGCACTGGAGCGCAGGGCCGAAAGGAGCTGATCCGGTAACGTCTTGCCCCTCGCCTCGGCGCGGCGCAGTATCCCGGCGCACGCCTTCTCGCTCAAAAAGTACCTCGGCGGGATCGAATCCGTCTCGAGCACTTGCGACAACGAACACACGGCGGCGTCGTTGGGCCAGGCCGAAATATTGGGCGTCCAGGATCCGCCACGCGATTGTTCTTTTGGGTCCATACACACAACCAGCGTCCGGCCATTTCTTCCCTGAAGGCTGCAGTTCGCAGTCTTCCCCAGCAAGCGCGCCAAGAAAGCATCCGAAGGCGTTGCCTTTGTCGCTGAGGACGCCGGGGACGTTTTCCCAGACGATAACGCAGGCGGGCTTTCGCTGGCCGGCGCGAACATAGTCAACTGCATCTGCAAGCTCCACGTATTTGATGGTAAGGGCGCCGCGTGGGTCGGTGAGGCCTTCGCGCATGCCGGCCACGCTGAAGGCTTGGCACGGGGTGCCGCCGACGAGGACGTCGGGCGCGGCGATCTTGCCGGCCAGCACCTGGGCGCCGAGTTTGGTCATGTCGCCGAGGTTCGGCGTGTTCGGGTAATGGTGAGCCAGCACCGCGCTGGGGAAGGCTTCGATCTCGGCGAACCAGGTGGCGCGCATGCCGAGCGGCTTCCATGCAAGCGTTGCCGCCTCGATGCCTGAGCACACGGAACCATAGGTGATGGGCATAGTGGCTCCTGGCCGGTATAATTGGCCTTTATCTAATGAGGGCGCAGGGATGTGGAATTGGTTGGTGGAAAATAACGGTGTGCTTGCACTAATTGTCGCGGTACTAGTTGCAGTCGCTGCACTGGTTCAGTTTTTTTGGATAAAGATCTCAGAGGAGCACGCTCGACAGTTTGCGAACTATCACAAACTTCTCGAAGACCTTAATGAGAAGAAAGACCCAGATGGAAAAACTAGTGGGCAATACCTTGATAGGCAGATGGCGATCATTTATGAGCTTCGAAGTCTCAGGAAGTATCACGCTATCAGCCTAAGAATTTTAGATCGGTGCTTAAAGTCTTGGGCGCCGCTGGGCAATGCGGGCTATGCACCAGTGATCGCTGAAGCTCAAAGAACCATAGCCTTTATCAAAAGAAGTCAGCATCGACGGTTCCGACGTTGTGTAAATCTTGATGATTAAAGTTGTTCAATCTCCGCAGAAGCAGTCAATTGCCTCGTCGTGGTCGGCGAACATGTCGATTTGGGTGTCGGAGTAATCGAGCATCTGCTGGTAGCTGGGGCGGTCACTGCGAAATCTGGCACCGTCACCTGTGAACTTGCCACCCGAAACCACCGAGCTTTCCATGCGCGCCCACCATTCAGCCTTGGGGCGGTCGCTGGCGATGATCGAATAGACCTGCTTGGCGCCCTTCAGAAAGCAAAGGTCGCAGTTGCCTTCAAGCGTTCGGCCATTGATCGTCGGCAGCATCAGGTCGAATTGCTGGCTGGCCCAGAAGTCCGTCACGACCTGAACGCCTACGCCAGAATCAGCCAGCGGCATTACCATGGTGGCCCACTTACTTTCGCTGGTGCTCTTTCGGTGCCGAATCTTGAAGACGCGGCGGGGCTCGTCGGCGCGGATGCCGGTCATCATGTCCACCGGGCTCTCTTCGGTCGAAAGGCCCAGACTGCGCAAGTATTTGTGGATGATCCGGATCTTCAGGTCGATGGTGCAGAATCTGGTCACCGGGTTGGGCAGATACTTCCGTTTGCGGATTAGCTCCTCAAACGGCTCGCCCTGGCGACTTGCGCTCGCGAAGTCGACGACCTCGAACCCGGTCTCGCTATTTCTGAATTCAAGCCAGACGATCGGCACGGCCCAGCGCTCGGCGCATTCCCGAACAAACTCAAGGGTGGCTGGGTGCTCTTTCCCGGTGTTGGCGAAGGTGACGACCAGATCGCTCAAGTCATTGTTGTTGTCCAGCACTTGGCGCAGCATGTAGGCGCTGGTACGTCCGCCGGAGAAGCTCACGACGGTCGTCCCTAAGATTTTATAAGGCGACATGGGATCCTCGCCGGCTGGCGTGAGTTGATGATTTGGGGTATTCAGGAGGTTGGGGACGGCAATGTGCCATCCTTATAAGCAAGGAGTTTTGCGTGGAGCAGGTCAGAGCTGCATTTGCTGAGGCGATTTTTGAAGCAATCAGGGAATGCCACGAGTTCGGATACCACCCATCTAAATGGGAGGCAATGAACCGAGCCCAGCATCCGGTTGAAGCATCGATCAAACTGGTTCAATCCCCCGAGTTTCAAGACGGCTTCAGGAAGCTATTGCGAGAGGGAAGGGAGCACCTGACAGTGGAGGCGATCATGCTCAGACCCGACTTCGCTTCCTTGTTCAGTGGTCAACTGCTCCAAGCCGCTAGGTGGCGATTGCAGACCGCCCCCCGGTAAATCTGGCGATGCAGCGCGCGCAGGTGACCCATTCGCCGAGGCCGGCGAACAAATCGATTGCAGTGGGCACGGGGTTACCTCGCAGCTATAGTCGTGAACCAGTGCAGTTCCGGCTGTCATAAATTTTCTGGGGGGATGCATGAAGGATCCACATTCAACAGTGAAACGACTCACTGATGCACTGGAAGCCGCTGCCACCGGTGTGGAAAAACACATGCGATTGCGCGCTGTTCATCAAGAGTTGATGGCTTTGCGGCCGGACGAATTTCCAGATGAGTACGCTCGTGAATTATTCGAGAGCATCGTGGAGTATTCCGGCACGTACGAGCCAAGCCTCCCTACCGCAATTAGCCATCCAGATATCGAGCGCTGCTTTAAGGATCTTTGGGAGCTCTACTGGCTGATGTCCTCCAACGACCAGTACACTTAATCGCTTCACTTCTATCTCACACTGGCAGGAGGCCGACATGAGGTTGCAGAGCGATGTAGACGCGCTGGTGGCTATCGAAGAGGACGCTAAAGCGATGCTGAAACGGATAGGGCTGCCTGACGATGCAGTGAAGCTGGAGGTGGTCGTGTTCCTTCGGGAGGTAATCGACCTGGCCAGCTACATGGAGTCGGCGCATCGGTTGGTTGAGGCGCCGAGCCTTGTCTGACTCAAGATTATTTTTCGTGTTCAATTACAGATATTTGAATAGGGCTGATGTTCTGGCCGTCGATAATTTTCGTGCTCAGGTCTATCAATGAATAACGAAGTATTGTTTACGATTTCTGCCACTTTGGCTGTGGCGTTGATAGCAGGTGTTGTTTCTCTTGTGGTGTCGATCCTTTCGAAGGATCAAAAGACCTCTGAGTTTAGGCAAGCTTGGATTGACGGGCTTCGCAATGACGTATCACAACTTATTGCCCACCTTGCAGTGGTTAAAACACTTTCCGCCATTGTTCGGAAACAGCCCCAGCAAGACATTCAGAAATTCATACTTTCAAAAGAAAAGGATTTTTTAGAAACAGCCATGCTATCCGCCCGAATTAGGCTTCGCCTCAATCCCGAGGAGCACAATGAGCTTTTGACTCTGGTCAAAGATACGGAAGGAATAGGAGCTTCCGACAGTTTGATGGAGGCTCACATGGAGAATCTCGCTAGCGAGACGCAGGTGATTCTCAAAACCGAATGGGAGAGAGTTAAGCGCGGTGAACCATCTTTCGTGTTGCTCAAATCAATTTCTCGATGGGCCGTTATTGTCATGAGCACCGCAGTAGCGGCAGCTTCAGTGGCTTTGGCCATTGCGTACAGGGGAATACCTATCACTTTGGGGTGAAATAATCTCATCACCCGGGTCGGCCCTTAGTTCGGCCATGCTCTTCTCGTAAAATGCTCGCGACACCTTTTCTGGCACCTCGTAAGGTGTCGTGACACTCCGCAGCATCCAAGCCTGCGTTTCGAGGTCCGCGCCGATCAGGTTCTTCAGTAGGCGCTGATGAATATCCTGCTGGTTGTTGATGCCGTGGGCCTTCATGACTGCCTTCAGGTCTGGCTTGAACACGCCGGCCACCTCAACCGTAAACTTCTCGACGCCCAATGCAGCGTCCTTTGCTGCAGCCTTCTCGCGCTTCCTGCGCTGCTTCTTGGCTTCCTCCGTCAGTTCCTTTTCCTCGGCCATGGCCTACCTCTTCAATTCCGCTGGCCGGCAAGTCCAGCCAAGTCTGTCGTTTGCGTTGTTGGGGTCTTCGTTTCATCGAAATGCAGGCTTCAGCTTCGGGAAGTCGATCTCGTTATCCCGGATGATCCGGTCGAGCATGTTGTAACTGATCGCCAGAGCCTTGCAGCACTGGCTTCGGTTCATGCCAACGGCGATGCAGTTATTGATCTCGGAGACCAATCGCGCTTCCACATCTGGCGGCGCCTTGTTCGGTGCCGTGCCGATCTTCTGCCGAACCTGGAACTTGATTGCGTGCTTGGAAGCGATCGCCTTCAGCGTGGCCAGAGCGATTCCTTCCCGCTCGCAGGTCTCGTTCCGGGTCAGCGTCTTTGCCATTTCTCGGATTCTCGCAACGCGAGCGGTCGTTTCGTCCTTCACCTTCGGTCGCTGAAAGCTTGGCGGCTGCTTCCGCTCGGAGGTGGTGGTGAACTTGATCGGCGCCGGTTCCGGCTCATGAATTTTTCCGCCGGCGGCCAGGTACTGGGCAATCTGAGCGGAAAGGTAGTTTGCGTCCTGACGCCGCCGCTCGACGTCGTTGAGGTGGTTGCTGATCATGCCGCCACCTTGACCAACTTCACGCCGGCCATACTGAAGTTGTTGCCTTGATCTGCGACCAGCGCGTCGAGGTGTTCCCAGCTCACGGTCAACACAGAGATAGGCGCTTGGCCGTAGGCAACTGCTTTGATCAGCTCTTCCAGGTCGAACACTTCGGCCTGCAGGTTCACCGGCGCCTCGATTGTTGCTGCTGGCTTCGAGGCAGACTGAACCGTCACGGAGGCCTTTACCGGCGCTGGACTGGCGACCGTTGCAGGCTCAACCGGTGCGTTGGCTTTCGCCTCGTCCGCGATGCGCTTCAGCTCTTGCTGGCGGATCTGTTCACGCTGCGCTTCGGCCTTCTGCTCCTCGGTCTTCTGGTGTTCAGAGATCCGCACCTTGATCAGTGCGACCAGATCGTCGTTTGCCTTCATCACCAATTGCTGCACATCATTGAAGAGAAACATGCAGTCGGCGGCGAGCTCGTCTAGGCTGGCCAAGTTGCTCCGGATGCTGTCGCCGATTTGGCTGGCGGCAATCTTTGCCCGGGCCAGCTCGGAATCGGCAGAGTCGCGCAGGCTGCTGATCGTCTTTTTGCCTTTAATGGCTCCGGCGAAATCTGCAGGCACCGCCGGCATACGCGCTTTGCCGCCCAGTGAAGCGTTGATCTGATCGATGTGGACCTGCAGCGCCTTCGCTGCATCCATGACGATGTCTTCACGGATGCTGAGCTTGCGGGCTTTCACCAGTTTGTCGAGCATCAGACGCTTGGCGCGGGCCTCGGCGCTGATCTCGTCGATGGTGCGGAAGAGCGAATCGATGCTTTCGGTTTGGCTCAGCGCGTGCTGCTTGGCTGCTTCCAGGCGCTCCTCGACATCGCCACACCATTTGACCGCTTTTTCTGCGTCGGCGAAGTGTTGATCCGTTTCCAGCTCGGTGTTGATGGAGCCGAAGACAGCGAGGGAGTGAGCTTTGAATTGCTCCAGGTTGCTGGCGGTGACCATACCGGTCACTTCGATGCGCAGCGCTGGCAACGATTCCGGCGTTTTGCCGACGGCCTCCGGCACCACCTCGGCGGGAGTGAAGTCCAGTAGGTCGGCTTGGAACTGTTTCCAGCCTGCTACGAGTGTTGCAGCCCGGCCCGGCACCGGCGTGTATTCCATCGAAACGAAGTTTTCTTCGGTACCGTCGGAGCAGACGAAGATTACCTTCTCGGCGCCGCTCACCAGCAGCTGTTGTTCGAGCTGCCAGTAGTAGTGCGCATCGAGGTTGCCGGCGCGAACGTCGGCAGCAAGTTGCTCGTTCCACATTTTGTGTTCGAACAGCACGTCTCCGAGGATTGTGCAGCCGTCGAGGGATGCGAGCAGGTCACCTTCGGTGCCGACGACGGGAAACAGGTCCTCGCCAATTCGTCCTTCTAGAATCGGCCGAGCAAGTGCCTCGGCTTCGTGTCCTTTGTCGAAGAGGTTTTTCTGCACCCACCACGACACGTCGCGATCAAGGCCAGTCTTTTTCGCATGCAGCAGTTCGGTGCGCTTCATCTGCTTCGAGGCGCCCATCATCGCCGGCGCTTCTGAAGCGGTGAAGTAGTTGGCGCGGAGCGCGTGCCAGGCTTCGGAGCCCTGAGCGACATTGTGGATTTTCATTCGTGGTCTCCTTCAATTGGCGCGAGCGCTTTGATCTTGGCGATCTGCTCTTCGCTCAGGGTGAATTTGCTGCTGACGGTTGCGATCAGGTGATCAGGGGCGGAGCGGCCGGCGTCGACAGCGATTTGCCATTTCGGCAGGTTTTCGGCGAGCTTCTCGTCGGGGTAGGGAGGAAGTTCAGTTGGTGCCGCGCCGCGCGCTGGTGATACGTCGCGAATGGTTGGTGCGGTTTCTTCCAGCTCATCCGGGCTGTACACGCCGAGGATCACGTCCGGGCAGTAGAGGCGCGACCAACGCTTGGTGGCGAGGTACGCCAGTTGCTGGCGAGGGTCGTCAGCCCAGAGCGTACTGTTTCGAGTGCGAGCCTGGGCAAGCAGCAACTCAAGGACTCGCGGCTCGTCTTCGCCCCGAAAGGTTGCCCAGACCTTCACGCCCAGCCCTTGCTCGTCTTCAAGCTTCCAGCCCGGGACGCGGTACTCGCCTTTGTCACCGTTCTTGATGGTGAACTTGCCGATCACCTTTTCCCAAGCGCCGTACCATTCGTAATGCAGGCGATCCAGCACCGGCGCGCAGGTAGTGATCACCGCGTTCACCAGCTGCGCTTCGTAGCCCAGCACGCCATTCACCAAATGCGTTTTCTGTGCCACGGCGAACGGATTCATTTTCCACTGCATCGATTGCATGACGACCGCCAGACAATCCGCTGGGTTGCCGTTGAAATGCTTCGGAAGTGTGGCTCGGCCGGTGGCCATGACTTCGGCCAGACGCATCATTTTGTCTAGGCTGTCGCCGTCCAATACCAGAGAACTGGTGCTAGTTGCTGCATGCGGAAGGACGTGGAGGTTTCGGTCGTGCGCCACTGGCGTCACACTTTGAGCGGACATGATTGTTCCTTGCCGCGCTATGCGCAGCGATTGAATGCGTTGCTTACTGAGTGATGTGGTCGGCGAGGGCGCTGAGCAGCATCAAGAAGGTGAAAACGCCGATGGCAGAGAACGATCCGCGCCGAATCAGAATGCGACGGGCAAGCTGGCGACCGGTCACGGCCGAACCCTCACCGCGATCCGCTTGCCCTTCATGGAAGGCGCCAGGCGCTGCGGCAGATTGGCGACCAGATCCTCGCGCTTGCGACCGATGACCTCGTTGAAGGGAAGGCCGAAGCCGAGCAGGGCGATCTTGTGTTCGATGTCCTCCAGCCGCTCGTCGATCAGCGATTTAACCGGTGCCGTACTCATGCGTCCTCCTTGCGCCGCTGACAGGTGTCACGCAGGCGTTTGCAGTAGTGGTTGAACTCGTCAGTGGTGATGGCGCCGTCAGTGAAGAGGCGGGTGATCAGTCCCTGTACCAGCAGGCTGATGTCTTCTTCGCCGGCCGGCGCCGACACGCCATCAAGGGCTTGGTCGATCAGGATGTGAGGACTCAAAACCCGCACTCCCGCTCGACGCGATCGCTTTCGCGCTTGAAATCGCGGTATTCGTTGGCGTGCACCGCGACCAGGTCGCCGGCGAGTGACCGGATAATTTGCGGATCACCGCCGACGGCTTCGATGGCCCAGGTGTGCAGAATCCCACTATCGGCGCGCCTGATCAGCTCGATCAAAATCTTCTCGATGTACCGATCTGGATCTGGGTTCGCAGCCATGTGATCCGCCAGCGCCTCCGGTAAGTGGTCGGCGTTGACCAGAACCTTGCTTCGGCCTACCGGATTTGGTGCCTCGACGTGGCGCCGATAAAGCAGGTCGTCGACCGACTCGGTCAGCCAGTCTTGACCTGCCTCCGTATCGAGAAAGTCGTCTTCCGGGATGAGCTTGCGTAGAGCTGACATGGTCGTCTCCAGAGTGGCGGGGTGTTGATCCAACAAAACTCGGATGCACTCATCCGCTCCGCTGGTTGCCGTTGGGCGCGGAGGAGAGTGCATTCGGGATTGGTCGGGCTATTGATGACTAGCTGCGCGGGCTCGTAGCGGTGCGACGCGCAGAAAAAAGCCCGCGTGAGGGGCGGGCTTCAGGGGGCAGGCATCAGAGGCAGTCGGATTTGCCTATCTGAAACTCGACTACCGGTGAACTGGTTGAATCTTTGTAGAGGAGGTCAATGGAAAGACCCGATTTCACGAATTGCCCTAAACCTTTTTCATTACAGAATGCAGAAGCTGCAAGCGCTTTTGCGTCCTTGGTGAATTCATCAGAATCGATTTCGTCTTTCGTAAGTTTTGTGAGTGTGTAAGAGATACGCATGACCTCATCGTTGTAGGTCACAGAATCGACGCGAGTTGAATCGTCAGATACTTTTCCGGACTGGGCGCCCATTATGAGTGCGAGCCCTTTGAGCTGGCGTTCCCGCTCCTGAATTTTCTCTTCCGGAGCAGTCTTCGCATGCCATACCTGTACCAAGATAAAGAGCAAAGTCATTGCCGAGAAAAATATGATTATTCCGCGATTCTGTTTCAACTGAGATTACCGTAGCAAAAGGCCATTACTTATTTGACCATGCCGCCAGGAGCATCTCAAGCTGCGGAGCTGCCGGTTACGTTTCCGGCGCCGAGTTCCACGGCCGTGTTCAGTTCACCAGCGCTCGATGACAACCGATTCTGGGATTGATGCAGGTGGGCGGTTATAGGCCGCAGTTTCGTCCGCATCGGGGTGTGATCAGGCAGGCGCAATCCCTGCATCGACCCGAGTTCATTCCTCCGAATCTCGCTGGATAGAAGCTGTGCTGCTTGGCGGCAGGATTCAGATCACACCCCTATGCGCTCTCATAGAGAGGATCGGGAAGTTAACGACAGGGCTGTCGTGGCGCTGGTTGTTCAGTCGTCTTCGCCTTGGGCGAGCATCTTCTCAATGTCAGCGGCGCCAGGCTTCTTCCAGTTCTTGATCTGCCCGGTTTCCAGATCGATGTTCAGGATCAAGTAGTCGCCGTAGTGCTGGCCGGGGAAGAAGTCCGGCACGTAGCCTTCATAGCTGCCGACTTCCTCGCCCTGAGCATCTTTCAGACCTGCGGCGAATCCATCGCGCACCTTGATGTAGAGGTGCAGTTCAGTCACGTCGACCTGCACTGTTTTCTGCGTGTTGATTTGCATGCTGCTGCCTCCGGTTGTTTTCCCAATGCACCCGTCACCAGGTGCATCAGTGAAAAATTCCGTGTTGCTGTCCGCCCCATGCTCGGCGCCGCGGTTTCCCCACCTGGCCGGCGTCACACATTTCGTGTTCGGTGTTCTTCGCCGGCTGGCTTGCATGGTTTGGCGTCCTCCCATATGGGGAGGACGGCAGGTTCCAGAGCCTGCATGGAGATCGAAGTTTGTGTTTCGCGCTATGCCCGTTTCCGGGGATCGATCCGCGAAGATTCCTGACTTTTAAAGAGCGGCGCGGCTTTCGCTGCTAGGTCCGCGGTGCACGGCTTAAGCGCAATATAGGCAATCCCATATTTATCGTCAATGGGAATACCCATATTTTTTGCGTTGCTCATGGTTGCTCGTGGGGAAAATCGTGAGAATTCTATAAATGGAGGGCTGGCGGCGATCAGAATCGCCGCCGTTTCAAGCGCTCTGAGGACGAGGCGAGGTGTGTTAGGAAAAAGGGCAATCTATCGATATTAGATTCCGAATATTGCCTTATACGTCCTCAGCAAGCGTGGTGATTTGCTTGAGAAGTTTTTCGGTGGAAAAAGTGACATCCACCAAGAATTTCTGGGCGGCATACTTAACTGTACTTGTTATTCCTTCTTTTGTAAGGCTTAGTCGAATCCTTGATAAGTTGGAACTAAACATCTCGTCATTTTCGCCAGAACGAAGCAAATCATACGCAGGCTCATCAGGTAATTTATTTTGGATACGCACCGTTAGCTGTCCATTTTGAGTACCAGCACCTGCAATAATGCTGCTGCCTTTTCCGTATGTTAAACAGATGGAGAAAAACTCAAAAAAAGCATCATAAAGCAAATTTTCATTACAGGTTAACGGTGGTACGCGCTGGAAGGCTGCGGTCATTTTTAAGTTTGCGTTGGAGAAGTGTCCGCTTATTTTTAACAATAACTGCTGCAGTGAGATTGCGCCTACATCGTTGCTTGAACTGTCTGTGCGGCTATTTTCAATGAGGTTTTTTGCTTCCTTGATTGACGACTCTTGGACATTAATGCTGAATGCATCTCTGGCTCGTAATAGAAAGTTCGAGGTGTCATACATGTGAAAGAATTCTAACTCTGGAGCCGCGTGATAGATCTCATTCAGTAGCTCCTTCCGGGGTCCTAATTTCTTACCTCGTTTTTCATACCACCAGTCTTCTTTAACGTCGCCAGTTACTAGTACTATATACTTTAAGCTTTCTGCTTTTGCTTTTCGTGTTATTTCATGCCATAGAATGAGATCGCCAAACTTGCGAATGAATTCCCGTTCGTCTACGAGGTAAGATCCAGTTTTTGCTTTGTCTTTATACCCTGGAGGGATACTGTTTACATACCGCTTTTCGCCTGCTTCGTAATGCTTTTCAAGTTCGGATTTGGTGAAGCCTTGGCCTATCTTGCCCTCGAAAAGACTGAGTACGATACTTTTTATCGTATCTTTGTCATTGACATCGGACTGTTTTTTTTCAAGGGAGTTTAAATGCTCAATAAATTCTTCAATGAATTCTACGCCGGAATTTATTTTCTGTTCGTTGATGTATTTGTCTGGGTCGATAAGCGAGTGGCGCTGCTTTAGTTTTAAGCCCTTAAGGGAGTTGGTTAGCGTGCTGAATGTTTCATGATACTGAGACATAGAGTGCGCAAGATGTTTCCTGACCTCTTCAAATTTATTTTTCTGATCACTAATTGCTTCATGGCGATTGTTCAGGAATTCCACCATTACCTGAAAGCCTATCCAGATGCGATCAGTGAAGTCTTTATTTTTGAGAACTTTCAGGAGGTCTTTGCTTGCAGACTCGGGAAGGCGATATAAATCCAGGAGAACGTTGGAGTCGAAAACAAAAATTCCCTCCTTCCAGATTTTTTCAAAGTCTTTTTCTTCAATTTCTCTATGTACTTTAACTAGATTTGTCAATAGTTGGCTTGCGCTATCATTCATGCTGAATCCATTCTTGGTAATTGAAGCTGGTGATTATCTTGAATACATTGCCCACCAAAACACATGCCCTAAAAGCGAAATTTGCTGCTCTTGAATTTGCTGGAATGTGTAGTCCTCGTCCGGATGCTCTTCACGGTTGAAGCTGCGCAGGCGAAGCCCGGTCGGGATGCGGTAAACCTGTTTTACACGAAGCTGACCGTTGTGGTTGATGGCGTACATCTCGCCGTCGACAATATCGCTTAGCGAGTTTTTTCCAACGTTCACGCCAACAGTGGCGCCGTCACGCAGCACCGGCACCATGCTATTTCCACCAACCCTCACGCACTTAGCGTTGCTAAACTGAACGCCGTTATGGCGAAGGTCTTTCTTAAAGAAGCGCAGACGGGAATTAGCGCTTTCCTCAATTGCAAACGTGCCAGATCCTGCTGCTAGTTCTACTTCATGAAGAAAGGGAACGTAGACCTCATCGTCATCGAGCGGCGTTTCGTCGTCCCAAGTCTCGATGTTGCCGAGTTTTACGCTGGGCTGGATCCGCTGAAGTTGCTCTTCGGGGACGCCCTTGATCATTTCGCCGACGCCCTCCGCCAGCCACATAGGGGATACGCCACAAACTGAGGCGATCTGAGCCGCGAAGGCTGTAGCCTTCGATTTACCCCTCTCCAAATCGGAGATTGAGGTCTGGGTGAGGCCAGCACGCTCCGCAAGCTCTGTCTGATTAAGCTTGGCGTGGCTGCGGGCTGCTTTAAGTCGGTCTTTGAATTCCATCCGCGGAGTATTACGGGCGCTCCCATACTCTTGCAAATCGGTATTCCCATAACCTAATATATGGGTATTCCCGTATGGAGGAGCGTCATGAATGCAATTTACAAGGGACTCGTTGACTACTTCGGCACTCAGGAGGCCACCGCCGAAAAGCTCAAGGTTGATCAAAGCACCGTTTCCGGTTGGGTTCGAGGGAAGCACGGCATGTCTCCGGTTATTGCCAAGCGAGCGGAAGCATTGACCGGAGGCGCTTTCAAAAAAGAAAACCTATGCCCTTCGTTTCCTTGGGCCGAGATAGCCGCTTAAGCGACATCCCTGCCCGCCAATCCGTCGAAGCAAGATTATAAGAGAGCAGTTCCTATGGAAACGTCCAGTCCAAGACATAGCGCCCAAACTCGCGACCAGGTGTTGGTGGCGCACGCGGCAAATCAGATAGCCCGCACCAGCCTTAGCCAGGACGATTTCGCTCAGGCGTTGAGCCTTGAACTGCACCTATCGATTCCTGAGCGCGCTAAGAAGAAGGAAATTCCTGACTTCTATTCGCCAGAACTGGCCGGTGACGTCAGTGAGTTCGTGAAGGCGACTGGCCGCTGGCTGAAGCGCGTGCAGCGCTGGCTCTCCGGTGAGCAGGAAATGCCAACTTGGCTGGAAGAGTCTTGGGTGAACGCTTTGGAGCCAGAGTTCCGCGTCCACTGCATCAACGAGCTGGCCGGGCGCCACGGCTTGATCGGCGCCCGTCAAATGCAAAGCGATCAATGCGCCAACAAAAGCTTCGGTGCGTTGATCCGCGCGCTGGGCGATGTGATTGATACCGGCAGCGAAGTCTTTGATGACCAGGTGATGTGCGAAGAGGACTTGCCGCACCTGCCGATGTTCGCCGAGCAATGCCGTCAGGTTGAAGCGCGGGCAGGGGAGCTGGGCCGGAAGGCTGAGGCACTGATCGCAAAACACCGACCGAATTTGAAGATCGCCTGAACAGCGTGCACAAAAAAGCCGACGGAGAAGGTCGGCTGATTCGCAAAACTAGAGAAGCCCGATTATGCAGAGCCAACCCAATTCGAGCAATACCCCGAACAATGTCGCGACACGTTTTCAAAATTCGAAAAACGTGTCGCGCATCTATTTCTTTGCTCCTAGCGTCAGGAACACCTGACATGCAGTTTACCGACACGATCAACCAGGTGAAGGCATTCACGTTGGGTGTGAACTTCCAGCAAGCCTTGCTCGTTACTGGAGGTGCAGCATGAGCATGGGTCTCATGGTCGCCGCGATGAAGCTTCGCGTCGGCAATCCACTTCGCAAGCTGGTTCTCATCAAGCTGGCAGACAATGCCAGTGATATGGGGGAGTGCTGGCCGTCCTATCAGCACATCGCCGATCAGTGCGAGATCAGCAAGCGTTCCGTTATGAACCACATCACCGCGTTGTGTGAGTCAGGGTTGCTGCGCAAGGAAATCAGGAAGGGTGGGCCGAAGGGCAATTCGTCGAATGTTTACTTCCTGACGCTTGATGGTGGTGCACCTCCTGCACCAGGGGTAGTGCAGCAGATTCACCAGGGTGGTGCAGCAGGTTCACCCCCTAGTGAATCTCCTGCACTAGGGGGTAGTGCAGGAGCTGCACCCAGAACCAGTCACTCTTCTGAACCAGTCAATGAACCGGTCATTGAACCAATTGCACTCCCGGCTTCCGCCGAGGTTGTGCCGGCTCAGTCCCGCAATCTGATTCTGGTGGTTGATCGCACCGATGCGCCACGGGTTGAGATTCCCGCCGACATGCCAGGCCCCAAAGACCAGTCCTGCAAAACCTTCAAGGTCTGGGCGAACTACGCAATGGCCTACCGCAAGCGCTACAGAACTTGGCCGGTGTGGAACGGCAAGGTCGGTGGGCAACTCGGCCAATTGGTCGACCGCCTCGGTGCCGATGTCGCTCACCACGTCGCTGCACACTTCCTGAAAACCAGCGATGCCGCTGTGCTGCGGAAGTGCCACAGCCTCAACGAACTGCTGGCGAACGCCGAGAGCTACCACACCCAGTGGGTGACAGGTCAGCGCATCAACGGCACGACAGCACGCCAGATGGAACGGACCGAAGCGAACGTCTCCGCCGCCGAGCAGGCCGCGCAAATGGTCTTGGCCAAGCGCCAAGCAGGGGAGCGCAATGAATACCTTTGAAATGAATGACCAACAGGTTGCCGGGCTAGCTGCAGCGATCTGCGCCACCGCCGAGGCCATGGGTCAGGAAATGAACCCAGGCACCGCGGCGATGATGGCGGAAGACCTCTGCGCTTACTCAATCCCGACCGTGAAAGCCGCGCTGAAGGCCTGCCGTTTCGAGGTGAAGGGCAAGCTGGCCATGGCTGACATTCTCCAGCGCGTGCAGGCCGCTGACGGTCGCCCGGGCAAAGACGAAGCATGGGCGATCGCCATGACCACAAACGACGAGTTCGAAACGGTGGTGCTGACCGACGAGATCCAGCTCGCGCTAGCAGCTGCGAAACCTGTTCTCGATGCCGGTGACAAGGTTGGTGCGCGCATGGCGTTCAACAGCGCTTACGAGCGCCTGGTGGGGCAGGCTCGGGAGGACAGCAAAGAGGTGAACTGGCATGTGTCTGTCGGCTTCGACGCCAACCGCCGTACCCAGGCGATCACCAAGGCGGTGCAGATGCAACGGATCCCACATGAACGCGGGCAGTTGTACTTGGCCGACTTGAGTGTCGCACCGGTTACCGAAGACGGCCGTGCCGTCGTTGCGCTGCTCAACGGTGATGTAGCGCGGCCTTCGCCGAAACTGCGCGAGAAGCTCGCCGCGGTGAAGGATTCGATGCTCGCCATGCGCCAAGCATCGGCAGAGGAAAAAACAGAACTGCGAATTCTGGCAGCCAACGAGCTGGCGGATCGCCGGGCGCTGCTAATTCAGCAGGCCGAACAATTGGAAGCAAGGAGTGCGGCTCAATGAGCATCGATAAACAAAAACTCCAGAAGCTGCTGTGGGCCGAAGCCGCGTCCTACCGTGCCGACTGCGCAGACTGGAAGCGCAACACTGAGGCGCTGCAGGAATTCCTCGGGGAGAAAACCGTGGAAGAGGTGGCGCTTGAGTTGCTGGCCGAGAACGAGCGACTGACACAGCAACTCGGCGAGCTGATCAACGGATTGCCGAACAAGGTGGCCACCCATGGCTGACAAAATCTCCGTGAACTGTCAGGCGAAACTCTCCGAGGCCATCACGAAGCTTAGCGCCATGTACCGCGACAAGAAGTTCGTAGTCGTATCGCTACGCCCGGGAAAGGACCGCACGCTCGACCAAAACCGGCTGTGGTTCGCGATGTACAAGCGCATCGCAGAGATGACCCAGATCGGCGACGAGGCCGACGCTCGCCGGTACTGCAAGTTGCACGTCGGCGTGCAGATCCTGCTGAACGAGGACGCCGGTTTTCAGGCTGAGTGGTACCGCGTCATGCGCCACCTCCCGTACGAGACGAAGCTGGCCATGATGGGCGGCTGCAAACTCTTCGGCCCGGACGGGTTCCCGGTGACCAGCCTGTTCAACCGCGCCCAGGGCGTGGCCTACACAGACCGCATCGTCGCGCGCTTCGCCCAGCAGGGCGTGTACTTCGATGATTTGCTGAGCCAGGAGGCCGCATGAGTCTCACGGCAAGGAATCCTCGCCCTAAAAAATGCGCGGTCAAAACTTGCAGGGCCTCATTCGTCCCGCGAGTGAGCTTCCAATCCTGGTGTTCGCCCGACTGCGCCGTCGTCATCGCTCGCGGTAAACAGGAGAAGAAGCGCAAGGCACTGGCGAGCATCGAGCGTCGCGAGATCAAGGTCCGCAAGGAGAAGCTGAAGAGTAGGGCGGAGCGCATGCGCGAAGCCCAAGCCGCGTTCAACGAGTGGGTCCGCCTGCGTGATTCCGATCGCCCTTGCGTGAGCTGCGGTCGCCACCATGAAGGCCAATACCACGCTGGGCACTATCGCTCTGTGGGAGCAAACCCCGAGCTGAGATTCGAGCCGCTCAATGTGTGGAAGCAGTGCGCGCCATGCAACACGCACCTGTCCGGCAACCTAGTGAATTACCGGCTTTCGCTCTTGCAGCTGATCGGTCCGGAAAAGGTCGATTGGCTGGAAGGGCCTCACCCGGCCTCCAAGCACACCGTCGAAGAAATCAAAACCATCAAGGCCGAATATCGGGCAAAGACCAGAGAACTGAAAAAGGAAGCAGCATGAAACTGATCAACGCAAGGCAGGTATGGACTGAGGCTCAGCACGAATCGAACGCGTCGATCAGTGCTGTAGCAATTGAGCGGGGTGAATCGGCACCGGTGAAGAAGGGCGCCCGCATGCGCCGGCATGAGGCCGTGTTTGCTGCGATGGGTGATGACAAGGAAGAGCGCATCGAGATCGTTCGCCAGAGGGTCAGCATCAGCGAGACGCGGCGTACTCCCCTTGGCCGATCCACCGCCCGCGCCGCGCACCTGGCCATGATCGGCAAAGTGCTGCGCGCGATCGATACGTTGCCGTTCCAGGTCCAGCAGTTTGGGCACTACCTGTATCACCCGGCGATGAACATGCGGCATTTGCTGAATGCTGTGCTGCTGATTACCGCCAAAGCTGCGCTGCCAGACCTGACCTCGGCCAAGCGCGTGAAGGCGCAGTACCTAGTTACTCTGGCCCTGCAATCGTACAAGGGGGAGGTCGCCGGATCGGCAGAGTGGGGGCCGGCGCGGGTAGCAGCCGAGATGAACACGTTCTTCGGCCTCACCATCGACCCGAAGAACTGGACGAGGGACTGGCTCGACCTGTGGGAATCCCTTAAAGAAGTGATAAAGGAAGTGGATATTCAGGCTCAACAACCACTATGGCAGGTGATCCGCTCGGAAAAAGATCAAGAGGCGGCATAATCATATTGACATGACGGGGATTTGCGCGTACTTTTCCCATAGTGCACAAGTAACGCGAAACGCACACCAAAGCCTGAACCCGGCCAAGCGCGGGTTTTATTTTGTATGTTTAGCCTAAGAGCGATTACTGTATCGTTAAAATAGCTAATCACGAAAGGATGCTTAAAGTGGCCAAAGTTTCAAAGGATTTGGAAAATCTTCGTCATTACGTTGACTCGCTAAAGAACTCTCCGATGCTGGTTTCGGAGTATTTGGATAGTGAGCTGCCTGATCGTCACACTGACGCGCTTCAATTCGCCAATGCAACAGTCGCGCTGGAGGCTTTGAAACACGCCGAGTTGGCTGGGATTATCGCTATCGACAAGCCAGTGACAGAAATGTCGATCATTCACGGGATCACCCGCGATGGCCTTCAGGCAATAGAAATGATTCGGCTTTATGCTGCAACTCTTGGCTTAAAGTAAATCCATCAGATTTTAGAGGCCCTGCTTAAGTAGGGCTTTTTGCTTTTTGTGACTTGTGAAATCATTTGCATCCAATTTATAGATGGAGCTTGTGATGGATCGCGAAGCAACAATCGAGGTAAGCAGGATCACCGAAGCTATGCAGAAGATGGCGTCGGAGCATTTTTTGGATAAGCGCTTTACTGGGGAACCCTTCGAAACCAGTGTTTCCTTCGGAGATGATCATCCTGATCGCGCGCGTCTGATTGGAGAGGAGTTGCGAATTCGCCTGTCAGAGGCGTATGGGTCTTCTCGAGTGCATTTAAGTCTCAACGGCGGAAACTACGACGTAAAAATCGATTTCGCATAGTTTGTTTTTTTCTTAAATATGAGTACTTCTAGGCCCTGGCATTTGCTGGGGCTTTTTCGTTTTTGGCCCCGCCACACCCTTCGCACTGAGCAGGGAGTGCCGCCGGGGCTGACCTATTTCAAACATGCCCCACGGAGTCGAGCGCATGGAGTATCTACAGCGCCTGCTCGACAAGATCGACAGGTTCGAATTGCTGATCGCAGGACTGGTCGGCGCCGTGATCGCCAGTTGGTGGCACAAGGATGACTTGAACGACTGGCGTGCCTGGATGATCTTCCTCATCACTGGCATGGCCTGCTCGATCTACTTGACGAGCATGGTCAGCACTTACCTGGGCGTGACCGAGCCGAAGATCGTCGCAGGTATCGGCTTCCTGCTGGGGGCATTCGGCGGCTCGCTCCTGGCGGCCATCAATCGAGCCATCAAATCCGCTGACCTCTGGGCGCTTATTCGCCAGCGGTTCGGGGGAGGCAATCCACCATGAATCTTGAACTGATCAACTCTATCGCCTGCGGCTTGATTGCCTTGTGGGCGATCTGGTGTGTTCTGAGCGGTCGAGTGCAGGACGGCGTCATCGGCAAGCTGATCTATTCGGCGATCGCCATCAGCGGGTTTGTCGTGATGAGCCGGGAGCAGAACATCTTCATGATGGGGCCAACCACCGCCGGGATCACGCTGCACGTCTCGCTGGCTCTTGCCGCCATGCGCCACATCTTCATGGTCATCTGGTGGCAGCGGGTGAAAACCTTGCTCTGTCGGACGTTGAACTGTGATCACTGCCTGCGCTGTGATAGGAGGCCGGAAGGGAGCGAGCGCAGGAAGCAGTTGAAATAGTATTACTGGCAAAGCGAGGGTTTCTGTCTACGATCCACTCTTAACATCAAACAAAGGAGCTAGACGTCGATGTTCGATCAAGACAGAGTGGATTTGCTGAAGCCTGATGGGAGTGTGACTGAAGGAATATTTTCGACGGTAAGCGGAAGCAATCTTATCGTGATCAAAATGGGGGCAAATCGCGGGAAATCGATTGTCGTAAAGCCTACTGACCTTCTTCGGCGAAAGCTCTCGAATGGTGACGAGGAGACATACGAAGTCGTTGACCCTGTATTTTATGAGAGAGGCCCTGGGGGCGCGCACTATCAGCTGAAGGTGAAAAAGCTTGGTCTGCCAGAGGCTAAGGCAGCAGTCCAGAGGATTACGTATAACCTCACTGGAAATAATTCTCGAGTCAATATTGAATCAGTAGATAACTCTACGAACCTAGCGGTAGTCAACTCTCAGGTCGGTATGCATTTAGATGAGTTGCGTCGAGAACTTTCCTCCGTAAGCTTAACTCCTGAGGAGAAGGTTGAGGCGCTGGAAATTGTCGATGAAATCCAGCAGCAGTTCGTTGGTGGTAAGCCAAAGCGATCTATCGTCACTGCACTTTTATCGTCCCTTCCTCATGCGGCGAACATCCTCAAGATAGGGGCAGCCATCAGCGCATTCCTATAGTCGAATTGTTTTTTTTGGGCCTAGATGTCCGTTGAACCTCAAGTCTCGCACTGCGCGGGACCTTTTCATTTCCAAGGCAAATTTTTTGTAATCAAGCAACTCGACTGGGAGGTGGTATGGACAGGCCGACACCAGCAGAGTCTGTGCTTGATTTGGCGGATACGCACAGCTTTGGTATCCGCCTAACCCCTGCACCGGAGGTGTGGGACTGGCTCCAAACCGAGATCCTCGCCAACACCGGAAGCATCCCCAACGAAGACCACGCCCATCTGATCGACGCAGACATCCGTGTGATGTGGGCGTCTGCCGCCTTCACAAAGAAGGGTAGAACAGTCGTAGGTCAGGCTGAGCAGGTAGCGTTCCGCGCCGGTGGTTGGCAAAAGGCCCGGATGGAGCAGCAGATGCGTGATTGGTTCGGCGATGTGCCGGCCTACATCATCACCCTGGCTGCCGATTACTGCGCTCAGTGTAGTGACGCTGACTTTTGCGCGCTGGTCGAGCACGAGCTGTATCACATCGCCCAGGCGACGGATAAGTACGGTCAGCCAGCTTTCACCCAAGACGGTTTGCCAAAGCTTGAAATGCGCGGACACGACATTGAAGAGTTCGTCGGTGTGGTTCGTCGGTACGGTGCGAGCCCGGCGGTTCAAGAGCTGGTGGACGCTGCAAACAATCCTGCTGAGGTAGGGAAATTGAACATATCGAGGGCCTGCGGAACCTGTCTGCTCAAGTCGGCCTGACTTTGACAGTACTTTGACGGATGCCCACTTATGGCCGCACTCAGAGACGAGGTGAAAGCCTTTGTTGTACAGGCTCTCGCCTGCTTTGACACGCCATCGCAAGTGGTAGCGTCCGTCAAAGAAAGATTCGGGCTCGAAGTTACCCGCCAGCAGTGCGAGGCATACGACCCAACCAAGTACGTTGGACGCAATCTGCACGTGAAGTGGCAGACGCTGTTCAACGACACCCGTAAGAGATTCCGCGAAGAGACGGCAGAGATCCCGATCGCCAACCGAGCTTATCGACTGCGCACCTTGGGACGCATGGCCGAGAAGGCCGAGAACATGAAGAACATGGCGCTTACTGCCCAGCTACTGGAGCAGGCGGCCAAAGAGGTGGGTGACGTCTACGTGAACCGCCGCCTTGAACCTGAAAAGCCTTTGGGCTCCCACGCTGACCAGCAGCACGCAGTTGCTGAGTACACCTTGGAGCCTGATGAGAATGTCCCCGCTACCCCGTACCTTTGACCCGCCGGTGAAGCTGACGCCCAAGCAGGCGAACATTTACTGCTGGGGTTTCCAGCCTGAGGCGCGCTTCCGTGATGCAGTTTGTGGCCGGCGGTTCGGCAAGACGTTTCTGGGCAAGGCGGAGATGCGCCGCGCTGCTCGCCTGGCTGCGGAGTGGGGTGTAAGCGTCGAGGATGAGATCTGGTACGGCGCGCCGACCTTTAAACAGGCTAAGCGCGTGTTTTGGAGGCGCCTAAAGCAAGCCATTCCCGAGGCGTGGCGTGCACACCGCCCGAACGAGACTGAATGCTCGATCACGCTCAAGTCCGGCCACGTAATGCGCGTGGTGGGGCTCGACAACTACGACAACCTCCGAGGCTCCGGCCTGTTCTTTGTCCTGGTGGATGAATGGGCAGACTGCCCGTGGGAAGCCTGGGAAGAAGTCCTCCGGCCGATGCTCTCGACCTGCCAATACTCGATACCAGGCATTGGCATGCGAAAGGGGGGGCACGCGCTACGCATCGGCACCCCGAAGGGCTTCAATCATTGCTACGACACTTTCCAAGACGGCCGGCCAGGGCATGAGCCTGACCACAAGAGCTGGCTCTACACCTCGCTCGATGGCGGTAACGTGCCAGCTGAAGAACTGGATGCGGCCCGTCGCAAGATGGACCCTCGAACCTTTCGACAGGAATACGAGGCCAGCTTTGAGAACTACGCGGGTGTCGTCTATTACACGTTCAATCGTGAGGCAAATCGAACCAGCGAGACGATCAAGCGCGGCGAGGCATTGCACATCGGTATGGACTTCAACGTCATGAAGATGGCGGCAGTCGTGCACGTCATTCGCGATGACCTGCCACTGGCACTCAGCGAGTTTTCAGATGTGCGGGACACGCCCGAGATGATTGAAAAGATCAAGCTCCGCTTTCCTGACCACAGCATTGCCATCTACCCGGATGCCAGCGGCCAGAACACAAGCAGTAAGAGCGCGAGCGAATCTGACCTGTCACTGCTGAAAAAGGCTGGATTTACCGTAGTAGTGGATTCGACCAACCCCGCTGTGAAGGATCGGGTCAACGCCATGTGCGCGATGTTCGCCAATACGTATGGTGAGCATCGATATCTGGTCAACGTCGACCAGTGTCCGAAATACACGCAGTGCCTAGAGCGCCAGATTTACACGGACAAGGGCGAGCCCGATAAGAAGGCCGGCTATGACCACCTGGTGGATGCCCCTGGCTACTTCATTGCCAAGCGGTTCCCGATCAAAACACGCACAGGCGGAACACGCCGAATTGGAGGCTTGGCCTGATGCCAGTGCAATCGACAAACCCAGACTACGACACGCACATCGCCGAATGGGAGATGATGGACGACGCGCTCGAGGGTGAGTGCGCCGTGAAGCGCAACGAACGCAACCTGCCCAAGCCGAGCGGCATGGTCGAAGCTGAGAAGATCGACGCCGCCGGCAACAAATACCTCTACGAGAACTACACGAACCGGGCTCAGTACGAACACTGGGTGCGTGACTCGCTGCGTTCGATGATGGGCCTAGTCTCGCGACTGATTCCAGAGATCGAGCTACCCACCGGCCTTAAAGGACTGGAGGACAACGCCACAGCGGACGGCTTCGGTCTGAAGCAGCTGTTCTTCCGAATGGTGCGCCAAGCTATCTCGCACGGTCGGGTGCCGCTGGTGGTGAACATCGATGAGCGCGGCGAGCCCTATTTCTCGACGTATGCCACACGCAACGCCATCAACTGGGATACCGCTGATCAGGGCGGCCGGCAGGATCTGGTTCTTTCGGTGTTTCGCGAGTTTCGCAAGAAGGGCGGCGATCGTTACAGCCACGATTGCGATACGGTTTTCCGTGAGTTCTTCATGCAGGGCAGCGTGTGCCATACCGCAGTGCGGAACGAGGGGGGCGAGCTTGTCGAGGACGAAAAGGCACTGGGCACCACCGGCACCGACAACCGTTTGGTCAAAGGGCTGGCATACCTGCCGGTTATCTACTGCGGTTCGACCGACAACTCGCCGGACGTCGACGAGGTGCCGCTGCTGACCATGGCGCGGGCCGCGTTGAAGTCATACCAGCTTAGTGCTGATTACTTCACCGCACTGCATCAAACCAGCCATCCGCAGCCTTGGGTTTCGGGGTTGGACGACAAAGTTGAACTGAGCGTAACTGGTCCATCGGCTGCATGGGACCTGGGTCCGAATGGCGAGTGCGGTTACCTGGAATTCCAGGGCGCCGGTATTGAAGCAGTCCGCAAGGCCATGGATGACCAGAAAAACGCCGCGCTTGAAGCCGGCGCCAAGGTCATGGACATGGGCGGCACTGAGTCGGGCGAGGCGCGCAAGACACGCCAGAACGATCAGCACGCCACACTGCACAGCATTGTCATCACGGTGGCAGAAGCGGTGGAGCAGGGGCTGCGGTACGCCGCCGAGTGGAAGGGCTACGACCCGAAGCAAGTGAAGTTCAAGGTAAGTCCTGAGTTCGTGACCCCGGTGGTCGACGCCCAAGTACTCGCCGAGCTGCTGAAAGGTGTGATGGCTGGCACGATCAGCGCCGACACCTACTGGCAGTACCTCACCACCGGCAAGCTACCGGACCGCCCATATGAAGATGAAGCCGACCTGATCAGCGATGAACGCGAGTCGGCCGGCATCAACCTGGACAAAGAAGATGCCAACGACAAGCCAGGCGCAGGCGGACAGCCAACTTCTGGAGCAGACGACACGTCACTCGGTAATG